GTTGACCTAGAAGACCCTATTGGGCAGTCTGAAGATGAAAGTCAGCCTCACCCAGACGCTATTGGGTATCCCGGTGATGGAAATGACATTATTCCTGGGCAAACTGTGGTATCTCGCTTCCGGGATTTCCTTAAAAAGAAGTTTGGGGATGCTATTAAGATTAAAGACGGTGCGGGAGATGACCCTAAGCGCGTAGTTTTCCGTCCTGCGCAAATTGCTGCTTCTAAAATGAATAAGCGTATCCATAAACAGCTTGGAGTTATGCGGTTTGATACTGTTATGCGCCAGGGCTTGTACGAAGCGTGCATGTTGGGCAGTGGTATCATTAAAGGTCCATTTAGCCGTGAGGTTGATTACCCTAACTGGGATGAACAAGGCAATTATATTCCTACTACGGAAGAACAGCCTATTCTTAAGCATGTTTCCGTGTGGAATTTCTTCCCCGACACCCAGGCTACTAACTTTGGCCAGCTTACTTATGTTATCGAAAGACACAAGTTTAGCAAGCACCAGATGCGGGACCTGAAAAAGAACACCTCTTTCCGCAAAGAAGCTATTGACAGGGTTATTGAAGAAGGTAACCCAGACTACGTTAACGAATATTATGAAAATGTGTTTGATGAAAATGCCCAAAAGGTTCAATTAAATAGATACGAAGTTCTTGAGTTCTGGGGTATGATTGATACCCAGTTGATTGAAGAACTTGGCATTGACCTTGGCTTTGAAATCCCGGATGGGATGGAAGAACTACCTTGCAACGTTTGGGTTTGCCAGAATGAAATTCTGCGCTTTGTGTTAAACCCGCTTACTCCAACTAGATTACCTTATTATATCCTGCCGTATGAGTTTAATCCATATAGCGTGTTTGGCGTTGGTGTTGCTGAAAACATGACTGATACGCAGATGCTTATGAACGGCTTTATGCGTCTTGCAGTAGATAACGCGGTTTTAAGTGGCAGTGTAATGCTTGAAGTCGATGAAAGCGTACTCGCTCCGGGTCAAGATTATAAGGTAGAAACTGGCAAAGTGTTTCGTAAAAACGGTGGGGCACCGAACCAGAGAGGTGTCCAATCAATCCAAATTCAGAATACTTCGCAAGCGAATATCCAGATGTTTGACACTGCGAGAAGATTGGCTGATGAGGCAACGGGTATTCCTTCCTTTAGTCATGGTCTAACGGGTGTCCAGGGAGTTGGTCGTACTGCTGGTGGTATTAATCAGCTTATGACTGCTGCCGAAGGCCCGGTTAAAACTGTGGTTAAAAACGTTGACGATTATTGGTTAGAGCCAATTGGTCAGTGGTTGTACTACTGGAATATGCAGCACAAGTTTGACCCTGAATTAAGAGGTGACTTAGCTTCTATGGCTAAAGGTACTATGAACCTTATGCAGAAGGAAGTTAAGGCACAAAAGCTTATTCAGTTCGCTCAAGTTGCCTTTCCTAACCCTGCCCTTGCTCCGTGGATTAATAGTAAGGAATGGTTAAACGAGTTTGCAAAATCCCTTGACTTAGATGTGGAAAATATGCTAAATAGACCTGATGAAGCAAAGCTTCAGGCTATGATTATGCAAGCTGCTGGTGGTGTACAGAACCAAGGCAGCGCACCTAACCCCGCAAACGCAAGCCCAACTCAAGGACCGGCGGGACAAACACAACAAAGCGCAGGAGCAACATTAAATGGACAGCAACAACTCCAAGCCTCAGGCGGGCAGCCAGCCCAGGCCCCAGTACAGCAATCACCAACTCCTAGCCAGTAAGGTTGGAAGAGAAGGTCTTGCTGACGTTATTAAGTATTTAAAGGCGGAACACGCCCTTGTACTTAAGGAAGTAGAGGGTGCTGCTATGGCTCCCGAGGAAACTCTTAGAGCTAAGGTAGCTGCACTGCACAAGTTGTCTAACCTTATCGCACAGTTAGAATGCACCCAGAAGCAGACTTAATTGAGGAAATCAAGAAACATCCCAGTAGATACGCTGGGAATTTCTTTAAGAAGGGTGAGTACGAACGTGGTTGGAAGTTCTATTCCTATAGAGAACAGGAACACTGGGGTCCAACAGGAAGGGACACTGGAAAACCTCACTGGCATGGGGAAGACCTTAACGGTAAAACCATAGTTCTTGGCTATGAACAGGCTTTAGGGGAGCAGATTATGTTTGCCTCCTACGTAGCTGACTTTTTAGCTATGGGTGCTAAGGTAACTATTGAAGTAGAGCGTAGATTAATAACTTTATTTCGTAGATCGTTTCCAACTTGTAAGGTTGTTGCGTGGAATTACCCTTGGGCGAACGAAATAAGACAAGGAGACTATTACACCCTTATTGGAAACCCAGGGACGTACCTTAGGAAGACTAAAGAGGATTTTCCTAATACTACCAAGTACTTAAATGCCAAGCCTATGGACTTATTTGTACTAAAACATCGTAAAATAGGGGTGTCTTGGTGGAGTCCGGTACTGCCTAAGAACGTTCCTTTAGACCAATTTAAGGCTTTATTTGATCTAAACAATACAGTTTGTATCAATTTACAGTACGGCCTACAGGCACCAACAAACCTCGTAAGCCCTCATATTAATCTAAATTCTGACATAGACGGGGTAGCCTCAGCTATTGATGCTTGTGATGTTATTGTTACTATATCCAATACAGTAGCACATATAGCTGGTGCATTAGGTAAACCCACCTACCTATTGTTATCTAAGAGTCAGTTTAGGCACTTCTATTGGGATTTACCGTTCTACCCCACCGTTATACGAATGGAAAAAGAAGAAAATGAGACTTGGCAACAAGTTATTAGTAAAATAGCTGTTGACATTGAAAACAAAGTAAATATAACTGATAACAATATTACCTTCAACACCGCTACCGAGTTAGGTTTAGACCTAAACTTGCGCGCCTAAGGAACAAAAATGGCTGGTTTTTTCGACCCTACTAAGTCTACCGAATCTAAGATTGCTGACGCTGAAGCCGAACTAAACGGTGCTATCGAAAACGAAAGACCTGACCAACTAGCCCCTAAGGAAGAAGATAATAAAGAAAAGCCTGGATTTGTCAAGGAAGTTCCTGTTGATAATGGTACTAATTGGCAGAAGAGATACGGCGACTTACAGAGATATATTGATAAAACACTTAAGGTCAACCACAAGGCTGAAGTAGAAGGTCTTAAGGCTAAGATAACGGAACTCGAAACAAAGATCAATACCCTTGTTTCTAGAAGTGCCCCTGCGGACCTCCCCTCTTCTGTAGAAGAGATTGAGGCTCTGAAGAAAGAAAGCCCCGGTGCGTATGCTGCGATTGTCGCGCTTGCTACTGGCATTGCTGAAAATATTGTGAGTGACAAGGTTGCTAAGCTGGATACTAAACTCAGCGAAGTTACTGTTGCTCAAAAGAAGACTAAAGAAGATTCTGATTTTGTGGAATTGCAGCGTAGAAACCCTAACCTCGATTTAGCTGCGTTAGGCTCTGATGAACAATTCCATACGTGGCTGCAAGGTCAACCTAAAATCTTCCAGAACGCCATCTATGGCGTGGAAGGTAAGGAACGTGACGTTGATGATGCCGACGCTGTTTTAAAGATGTACCAAGCTGCTTACCCAACTGGAAAGAAGGACACTAAGCAGAAGAAGGTTAACCAGGGTAAGGACGATGTAAATATCTCCTCACAGCCTGAGTTGCCTGCTAAGGGCGTGTCGTATGATTACACGGAGTCACAAATTGCGCACATGGATAAGACCAATCCAAAGTGGTTTGATAAGAACCAAGATGCAATTGATAAGGCTCTTAGAGAAGGTCGTGTACTGATGGATATTTCTGATCCGATTGGTACTGCTAAGAGACTGGCTGCGCAAGCTGCGTAGTTATGGGTAATGTTGAACTTGGCAATGGACAATACTTAGAAGAAGAAACGGGAAAGAGAAGAACTAGATACAGTTCTTTATCCCCGGAACAAAAGAAAAATAGAAGACTTTCTATAATTAAATGGAAGCAAAATAACTACAAAAGAATGATGCTTCAGAACAGTAAAGACAAAGCTAAAGCTTTAGGTGTTCCTTTTAATTTAGACATAGAAGATATTAGCATTCCAGAATACTGCCCGGTTTTTGGAGTAAAGTTAGAAAAGGGAACAGGACGTGCAAGTCCTAACTCCCCCTCTGTAGATAGAATTATTCCGTCAAAGGGGTACACAAAGGGCAATATAGTAATAATTAGTTATAAAGCAAACGCCATGAAAAACAATGGCACATTAGACGAAATGAATAAGCTTGCTTTATTTTATACTAAATTATTTAAGGAGAAGATACAGGCTTCTCAAACTGATAAACCTAACGCTGTTAGCCCTCAGTTTACTACACCTGACCGTTTACCGTTACGCATACCTTATCTAGCTAAGCCTCTGTAGAGAGATACCTAAGCGGAAAGCCCGTACTTAATAGGTCTTTGGTTTTTGAATACTAATTCTTTCAATTTAATCAAGGAGATTTACATATGGCGTTTCCCTCTAGTGCGGGCTACGGCAACTTACCTTCGGGCAATTTTAGCCCAGTAATTTATTCTAAAAAGGCTCAACTCCAATTCCGTAAGGTGTCTGTCGCCCAGGCGATCACCAATACCGAATATTATGGAGAGATTTCGGCTATGGGCGATACTGTCCAGGTTATCAAAGAACCTGTGATCACTGTTGCTTCGTATGCCCGTGGTCAAGACCTTAACGTTCAAGACTTGCAGGACGATAACTTAACCCTGTTGGTTGACCAAGGTAACTACTACGCATTTGCCGTGGATGATATCGAACGCAAGCAATCCCACATTAACTGGGAATCTATGGCTGCTGACCAAGGCGGCTACCGTCTGCGTGATGCGTTTGACCAAAACATCCTGACGTACATGAAGAATCAGCTTTCGAGCGCGATGACTTTTGGTACGACTGGTTCGCCTACTAAGCTTATCATGCCTCAGGCTTCGGCCACTTCTGGTGTGACTAACTTTACCGCCACTCAAATCCTGAACAGACTTGCTCGTTTGCTTGACGCGCAAAACGTCCCTCACGAAAACCGTTGGGCCGTGGTTGATCCGTTCTTCCTGGAAAACATGAGAGATGACGGTTCTAAGCTGATCAATGATCTGTACGTTAATAAGGGTGTCCTTAACAACGGCATGGTTACTACGCAGCCTGTCCACGGCTTCAAGCTGTATATGAGCAATAACCTTCCTTACGTTGGTACGGGTCCTACTGCGACTTCCGGTGCGAACTACGGATATGTGTTTGCGGGTCATATCTCTGCCGTTGCGACTGCGGAACAGATCAAGACTTCGGAAAAGCTGCGTGCTGAGCGTACCTTTGCTGATATCGTGAGAGGTCTGCACATCTTCGGTCGTAAGCTCTTGCGTTCCACTGCGCTGGCTGCTTGCATCTACAACAACGCGCCGTAATCTAACGGTATTTAGGAGATATAATATATGGCTACTATTAATATGAAAGTTGGTACGGACACTGGTAAGAGTCCCTCTGCCCTCTACTACAAAAATGCTAGAATCGTCTACCGTCACATTGACGTTGTGAAGGCCCTTACCTCCAAAGGTTCGGCCCTCGCTGCGGCTGACGTTATCAACGCCCTCGCGCTACCTCAGGGTACTTACGTTATCCGCGCTGGTGCGAAGGTTCTCGAAGCCGTTAAAGACGCCAGCGGTAACGCCGTTGGTCAGTTCGGTTTCGGTGTCGGTACGAACGGTGACTCGACTCGTTTCGTTGCTCAGTCTGCTGGTGCCGGTGAAACCCTCGGCTACGCCACGGACAGCTACTTGGGTACCTTTACGTTCAACGGTTCGGGTACTGACAGCATTAACGTCTTACTCGGTACTTACACGGGTACCACGCCTGTCTCGGGTGTGATTACTGTGTGGGCGGTACTTGCTGACCTGAATGAGTTCCCAGGTGCGAATATCGACGCGACGACTAACCAAGCTGGCGTCCCGCAAGCCTAAGTTAGACTATCCCTGTGCTAAACTATGGAACCTCAGGGCACTCTCCTTGGGGTTCCATTTTTTCTTTTCAAAGTGAGGAAACATGGCTGGTTCAACTTTTTTAAGTCTTACGAACAGAGTGCTTAGGCACTTTAACGAAGTACAGCTTACTTCTTCCAACTTTGCTACCGCTACTGGTTTCCAATTAACTGCACAAGACTACGTTAATGAAGCCGTTAGAGAAATTCAACAGTCTGAGTATGAATGGCCGTTCAATTGGAATCGCACTACTAAGACCGTTACTATCAACATTGCACCAAATGAATATGACCTCCCGACTACTACTGAGTCGGTTGACTGGGAATCGTTCATGTTGGTTGCCAATTCAAGCTTAACCAACCCGGTTAATCAGCTTAAACTCCCTTACAAAGATTACGATTACTGGCTGCAAAACGACGCTGCCAATGCTTATAACCAAGCTGCTACTATTGCTGCTGGCGGTTCTAACGGCGTGCAACCACCTCGTTACGTGTACAGAACGCAAGATATGAAGTTTGGTTTTTCTGATGTTTCTGACCAA